ACGGTGGAAGAGGAATTGGGATGTTTATCATGGATGCTCTGTTTAACTTAGCTCTTGTTCCTCCAACTAAATAAGGCGCAAAATTAAACGCTGTTAGATAATGGTACAAAAACCGAGAATTTAATCCATTGTTTCCTTTAACAACGTGCACATGATTGTTTGCCCAAAATTTCCCATTAACATACTGAACAGAATAGTTATCCAAGCTAGATGACCCATCTTCAGCAATCAAAACATATTCACCATCATGAGTAAATCCATCTACATAGTCTTGAATATTGTTTGCACCATAGTACGGTGTTTTACCGGGTGTTCTATCACTTGCTTTTACGGGTTTTCGCTTATTATCTTCTATATCGCAACAGTCGCCAAGTTTCACATACTCCACCCCATTCGGGCACAACTCTGCAATCAACTCATCCAATCTGCTCATTCTCCCACCTCAATTTCCGCAATGATCTTATCTATTTCTTCTCTCAATTTCCGCTCTTTTTCTACTATTTTCTTTATCTCGGCATTAAGAGCAACAATATCTATTTTTTCCCTTGTATCCTCTTGTTCAACATATGTAGAAACTGATAGATTATAATCATTCTTCTTAATTTCTTCATTTGGTGCAAGTTTTGTAAAATAAGGTATGTCTTTTCTCGCTATATAAGCATTTAGTATTTTATCTATGTTTGCTTGAGATAGCTTGTTATTGTTTGTTACTTTTACAAATTCTTTTGAAGCGTCAATAAATAGTGTACTGTTGTCTTGTTTTGATCTTTTAAGTACCATAATACACGTAGCAATGCTTGTACCATAAAATAAATTATCTGGCAATTGGATAATACAGTCAATATAATTATTGTCAATTAAGTATTGGCGAATTTTTTGCTCTGCACCACCACGATACATTACACCAGGGAAACATACAATTGCTGCTGTACCATTAGTAGCAAGCCAAGCAAGGCTATGCATAATAAATGCAAGGTCTGCTTTTGATTTAGGTGCAAGAACACCAGCAGGTGAAAAACGGGGATCGTTTATTAAAATAGGATTGCTATTGCCTTGCCATTTTATCGAATACGGTGGATTTGAAACAATAACCTCAAAAGGTTCTTCATCCCAGTGCTGTGGATCTGTAAGTGTATCGCCTAAAGCAATATCAAACTTGTCATAACCAATGTCATGCAAAAACATATTAATCCGGCATAAGTTATAAGTAGTAATATTGATTTCCTGTCCGAAAAAGCCTAAACGGACATTATCTTTTCCAATTATTTTTGCAGCTTTAAGCAATAATGAACCCGAACCACAAGCGGGATCTATGTAGTTCCAAACTTTGATACCAAGAAAAAAGCCCTCTCCAGTCAGAAAAGGCTGAAAAAGGCTTAAAATTAGGGCTTCCGTGGTCAATTGCTGACTTTGGAAGCCCTTTTATATTTATTAAGTTGTGTGATTTGCCGCCGTGGTTGAAGGGCAACTTACCCCCCCCTTGGGCGGCTGAAAGGTAATAATTAAATTGTGCGGTAAAATTAAAAGATTTATTTTTATGTTAATATAGATTAAGTTTTTGATAGGCGGGTTGCAATTAGACTGAATTTATGCTATAGTTGGTCTAAAATTAGTTTAAGGAGGCCGAAAAATGGAAAGCTCTCTTACATATTTAGATACTTATGTTTTACAGCAAGATATGCGGATACGGATGCCAAAATCTATACTGGCTAATCTTAATGTAAAAAAAGGTATAAGCAAGTTTGATATTTATCTTGACCCCAAAACCAAAGAGCTGATTTTTCGCGTTCATCAGGAGGAAAAATAAAGTTATGCGATTTATAGGTTGTAAAACTCAGTTATTAGACAATATAAAAGAAATCGTGGATCGACATGCGCCGGACGCTCGTTCTTTTTGCGATATTTTTTCAGGAACAGCTACTGTTGCTCGATATTTTAAGCAGTGGTACGAAATCTACTCAAATGATTTATTGTACTTTTCTTATTGCTTGCAGAAAGGAACAATAGAGATTCCAGACTTGCCAGTGTTTAGCAAATTGGCGTCTTCTCTTGGAATTGATAACCCCATCCGATATTTCAATAGCATGGAAACACCTGCGATGGAGGTGCTTCAAAAAGAGAAGAGATTTTTTCAAAATAATTATGCTCCAACAGGCGGCCGCATGTACATATCTGATACAAATGCACTGCGAATTGGCTATGCAAGAAGCACTGTAGAGTACTGGAAAAACGAAGGATTAATGAATGAATTAGAATACTATTATCTTGTTGCCAGCATTGTAGAAGGAATACCATTTGTATCCAACATTGCTGGAACATACGGGGCGTTCAATAAAAAGTGGGATATTCGTTCACACAAGGTATTTGAATTAATAGACCTTCCGGTGGTGTGTAACGGCAAAAATAATAAATCATATAACGAAGATGGTGTGCAGTTATTATCTCATTTAAGAGGTGATATTCTGTACATCGACCCACCCTATAATGAAAGACAATATTTGCCTAACTACCATGTATTAGAGACAGCAGCAAAATATGATTTTCCTTCACTTCGAGGAGTTACAGGACAGCGTCCGTATGAGATGCAAAAGTCAGATTTTTGCTCAAGGAAAACTGTTGTTGGTGCTTTCGAGGGACTTATGCGCAATGCCAAGTTCAGCCACATTATTTTAAGTTATAATACAGATGGAATTATGAGTATAGACGAAATTGAAAGCGTTATGAAATCATTTGGAGTCCCCAGCACATTTGAAGTCAATTTCATACCCTATCGGCGGTTTAAAAGTAGAAATGCAACTCGAACAGAAGAGTTAAAAGAAATGCTAATTTACATTTCAAAGGAGGTGTAATTTTGACGGATAAATATATAAAAAGCCCCATGAATTATACAGGAGGCAAGTATAAAATCCTTGAGCACATTATCCCTTGCTTTCCAAATCGGTTGAACAGGTTTGTGGATTTGTTTGCAGGCGGACTTAATGTGGGCATCAATGTTGTTGCCGATACGATCTATGCCAACGACCAAATCACATACCTTGTAGAATTATATAGATTTTTCCAAGAAACCGCGACGTCTGATTTACTTGCTTTGATAAAGGAGCGTATTGAATGTTACAATCTGTCACTCATAAACGCTGATGGCTACAATGCTCTTCGTGCTTATTATAACAGAAGCCCTTCTCCTTTAGACTTGTTTATTTTGACATGCTTTTCATTTAACCATCAGATAAGATTTAATAGCAAACATGAATTCAATACACCGTTTGGCAAAGAAAGAAGTACATATAATAACACAATCGAATATAATCTTGTTAGGTTTTGCGATGCGCTCCACAAGAAAAACATCGTATTTTCAACTGGTGATTTTAGAGATTTTGATTTTTCCATCCTCGAACCCAGTGATATGATATACTGCGATCCACCTTATTTAATTACAACAGGCTCGTACAATGATGGCAAACGAGGATTTAAGGATTGGACATCAGAAGAAGATAACGCTTTGTTAGCTTTGTTGGATTCGTTAAACGAGCGAGAGATATTGTTTGCTTTGTCTAATGTTTTTACACATAAAGGTTTAACGAATGACGTCTTAATTGAATGGAGCAAAAAGTACTCGGTCACGTACATTGATAAAACCTATTCAAATTGCAGCTATCATTTTAAAGACCGTGCTGCCAAGACAATCGAGGTGCTTATCACTAATTATGTATGGGAGGAGCCCAAATGCCAACAGCTTCTACTAACGATATAAAAGAAACACTATATGAATCATCTGAGCCGTTTTTACAAGCTCATCCCGATTATAATCTCAATTCTTTACCACCATGGCTACGCGAGAACATAGCAGATGCCCGAGTGTATGGCTACAAGAAAAAAGGTGTCATTCTACCAGACGGACGAAAATATCATCTTGATAATGCGTTGAATGATTTGACGGGGCGGGAATGGACATTCTTTATAAACTCTGTTTTTGCAACCAGATATTCTACTAATGGAAAAGATTCATATGCTCATCACATTCGAAAAATCCACCCAACCCCAAAACCGCCTCAGCTTATGCGGGACTTAATTTCATTTTTCACGAAGGAAAATGAATTCGTACTTGATACTTTTATGGGTGTTGGTGGTACCTTACTTGGCGCAGCACTGTGTGGTAGAAAGGCAGCAGGGATAGACCTTAATCAGAAATACATTGAGGCATATCATGAAGCTTCAGCCGAGTTGAATTTACCTGAGTATGACACTGTATGTGCTGACTCGATTCAATATCTTAAAAATTCAGATTCAGTTAATGCTCTTACAAAAGGAGTTCCGGTAAGTCTACTGCTGATTGATCCGCCCTACTCAAACATGATGAGCAAAGAAAAAACCGGTGCTGATATTTCCAAATATGGCAAGATTGCAACTCCTTTTTCAGAGTGTAGTGCTGACCTTGGCAATATGGACAGACTGCAGTTTTTTCAAGCATTAAAGGAATCTGTTGAGCTTGTCTTACCATACATCAAATATCGTGGATATGTTTTGATATTCATTAAAGATATTCAACCTCATAAAAAATCCACCAACCTGCTACATGCCGAAGTAGTTAACATTATTAACGAAATCCCCAACCTCTATTACAAAGGCATGAAAATATGGGTTGATGAAACTGCGAAACTGTATCCATACGGTTATCCCTTTAGCTTTGTTGCTAATCAAATACATCAGTACATTCTGGTATTTCGGAAAGAGAAGTGACACGATGTCACTTCTCTTTTTTGAAACGTATGAGCACTTTGTGTGTCAATTCTGTCATTGGGCGCAGATCTTTATCATACATTACATAATTATCTAAGTATCCCTGATTCTCAATCTGATTTTTATTAATCATGTCTTCATAGGTGTACCAGCCTAAAAGACGGACAGTGTTGCGTTCCTTAAATAGGCGCACTGAAATGAAAATATCTTTCGGATGATTTTGGGCTTGTTCTACCATTTCTAATGTTCGAACATGAAAACTCTCAGTTCTGGTTTTTACATCAACCTTAAGGCTTTCATTTTTGTTTATCAAAAGGAAATCATATTCATCCCGTTCGTCAAAAGAAGACTTGTCTTCTTCGTAGCACACACCATTATCATTAAAAAGAATTTTTACTGCCTTTTCGCCGAGTTTGCCTTCAAACATTTTCTGTTTTTTATTGTTAAATCCACCTGCATGAAAATCATGTCTATTAGAAGTATATTGTTTTGAACTTTCAGCATACGCTAAGGCTTCATTATATAAATCATTTTCTATCACATAGTCAGAGCGTAAAATCATACTCGCACACCCATTCCGGCAAATGCTCGCCTTATGCATTCTGGTGCGTTTCTGTTAATAATAATTTTCCCATTATCCGCAAGATAAAATAGCACTTTTTCATGAGGTACATCTGCGCAGTTACCACCAAAAATACTAACGCACCGCATAATGGTAACACCGGGATATTCTGGAATTATATACTCGTGCTCAATACTGTCATAGTTTTCAATTTCTTCTATCCCTTGCTGTAAAGTTGACAACATCTTTCCTTCGACGAGTAATATGTAGTTTGTCCGTTCATCATAAAGAACAACATCAGGAAGATAAAGATTAACACCATTTCTGTCTTTTTTGGGCAACGTGACGAGGCGTCCTCTTTTTGTGCGGAAATATCCTCGTTCACAACCAGCATGGTTTTCATATACACAAAACATACCTTTATACACAGTCTGTATGTGTAAAAGAATATCTGCCATTTTTTCTGAGCGTTTTTCATAATGCCAATAGAGATCTGGCAATACTACATTCATTGGCATAATTATCCCATCAAGGTGAATCCCAAGTATGTTACAAATATAAAGAAATTTATTCTTTCCGCGGGTGTTATTCACATACTGCTGGGTGACGCCATGCATTGTGATAACGATATTCTTATCCCAACCGAGCTTGCGTATACAGCTCGAAATCATCGAAAGCGCTCCAATATTGGGGTCATGACCTATGTTTCCAGCATCGGCTGGCTTTGCCAACCTTCCAGATATTTCGATACGATCATCATATTTTCTAATCATTATTGGCACATTTCCTGCCGGTGGTTGACGCATTCCAGCTTTAAATCTTATAAGTTCATCGAGAGACTCAAAAGGTTTAAACCAACGAGAAGTATTCTTGCCTACAATCATCACACCAAGTGTAAGCAGAATATTAGTACCAAATATACTTGTATCGGAAGGTTTTTTGTTTTCTCTGGCTTCCAGCTCTTCATTATATAGCATGTAAAGTTTGACGTTATCATGATAAGGAGCTATATAAACGAACTTTGAGCCTCTTTGATAAACACCTGTATTTCTTGACTCATCGTCGCTCGTTTTGGTTTCTTCAATTGCCATTATCAAATTATCAGAATGGCTTCCTTCCGTGGGTGCTGCTTCCTGCTTAAATAGAAGGAAGTCAAGAAAACTGGAGCTTCCGCTGACAGTTTTAATATAAATGTTGCCAGCCTTCGCAACAGCCAGTCCTTCAACAATATAAATAAACTCAAACACACCTTGATTAATTTGTGGTTTTATTTTGATTTCGCCGTGCTCTGTTATCCGGTCATTAAAATCAGTGCAATACATTTCAATAATCTGAAAGATAACAGAGGGCTTTGGCCTCTCCTCAGTAAGCAACCATAAATTATCCATAGATAAAACCTCCTATATATTTCTTAGTGAATCGTTTATTATTTGTCCGTTATCATCTTTCCAATAATTCCACCCATTATTTGACCCGCCTAATATAAAATCAGTAGCGCCACTGGGTGATCCGAACGCATAATCTTGCGCAAATAGATATCTACCGTTCTTGTATTCAATTATTTCTTGTTCGAGCAAGTCTTCTCGAAGTTCTTTTAATTTACTTGAACTTGGGGCTGTCGAATATCTTATTTCGCTTCCGGTAAACACAGTTAGAGAATTATCTTCATTTAAATATCCAAATGCTGCAATACTTCCAGAAGTTAATGCAATATGGCGATTAGCGGATTCTTTTGTTTCTTTTAAGTTACTTTGTACATATGGGAATAGTGTAATAACTGTATTAATTAGTTCTTGCGTCCTTGTATCAATATCTGAAACCGTCCATGAATTCATCGTATAAATTTCAGCATTCAGTCTCAGATGCTTTGTTGATGCCAGTATTGATTTCTTATATTTAAAATCATTATTACCCATTTTGCTATTATCGCTCGCCGCAGCTAATGTCAGATTGCCAAGACGGTTAACAATACTTGTATATTCGTCATCAGACAAGCCGGAAATAGAATTCCAATAATCGTTGCTGGTTTGAGGCATAATATGCTCAATACTCAAAGAGCTAAGATCAATACTAATTGGGTTTCCTACCATCTCTATCTTATCAAGAATCCATCTTATATTAGAAAGGGTATATGCGTTTGCTGTTGACAAGAATGTTCTCGTTTGTGTGTCATCCGGCATATAAGCAGCTTTGCCTTTGTTTTCGTTAATTAGATAAAACACGCAGATATCATAAATATCAGAAAATGAACGCAGATTGCACTGGCTTTCTACATTTCTTAAATATCCAGGGAAAAATCTTGATATTGCGCTTGTATCCTGATCGTTGATATAGCGTCTTACAAGATACGTATTCAACAGCTTAATAATTGCAGCAGTTTGCGTCCTGGTTATTTCGCCAACCCTAAAATGCTCAAGTATACGCATCATAAATGGGGCTGGCATAAAAGACTGCATCTTCCTAAAATCAAGAATACTCTCTCCCAGCTCATCAGTTTTGATACTTAAGTAAAGTCTTTCAAAGTGGTGAGCATAATTCAGCAGGTCGTCAAGAATGCTTGTATAAGCGTTGGTCCTCAAACACTCATTCCAGTATTGTTTAAATGCTTCGTACAAATCTTTTTCTGTAATCAGTACAAAATTTTTGACAGCAAGATAGAACCTGAAGAACTCAGACAACTTTTTAGACTCAGGGAAAATATGTTCAAGTTTAAGCCAATAGCTATGATAGATAGATTCTTGTTCTGTATTGTTTCTATTCATCATGATGTAATTTCGAATTAAATCTGCAGGTGTTAGCTTTTCACCTGTTGAATTAATACTTTCAAATATTTGCTGCGCATCGTCAGCCATCTCAAGTTCAATTCTAACAATATACAAATTTCTAACAGCATTAATTACTTCTAACATGCTGTAGGTTTGTATATATCCACCCAAAACACTTTTTATGTATTTAAAATTCTCCATAATAAGTGAATTGCCATTATATTCATTTGTTTTGCCCGAAGCAATATACCAATAAGCATCATCATCAGAGACAGATGGCTTAAGACGGTACTTGTATTCACCTTCTTCGTTGTTTTCAAGGTAATTGTGAACGAGATAATCACTTATCTGAGTATCACCAGATTCATATGCAATTTCCTTCAAAGCGTATGTGACCAAAAACATTGTAACCAGTCGTTGTTGGCCATCAACAACTTCTCGTTCTCTTACAATAAAATCAGTTTTTGTAATCACATATACGATAGAACCAAGAAAGTGGCGTGGTGACTCTTTACTCAAGACTTTTTTTATATCTTCAAGTAGCTGCTGAACTTGTTTACTCTTTTTCCAAGTGTAGTTACGTTGATAAACAGGAATAACATATTGCGAACCGATAGCGCCCTTTATGAATTCCTCAAATAGGCTCAAGGGATCAGCTTTCATTTGCTTTCCTCCGTTTCAGTAATAAAGTTATATAAAATGTATTAATATTAATTTACATTTTATCGATTTCGTTCATCATCATCCGGTAGTGCTGTCCCTGATTCGTTAGGGTGAAAATCATCTCAAATGTTGCACGGCACTGCTCAACGTCCATACAGTCGTCCACGAAGTTCAGGCCATCGACGATTCCGATGGTGCCAGTGCTCAGATATGATAGCATCGAAGCTGCCATGTGATATTGCGTATAATCGGGCTGCCCATCTTCTCCCTGCTGGATAAATCGGTCTTTGTGACCCTCCAGTATGTTTTTTCGCATATTGGTGCCATCGTAGCCACATATCTGCAAGAAGTAATACTCCAGAATACGGCGGATCACATTTAATACAGGTATCGGTGACTGAACCTCGCGGTATTCGCTCCACAGAGCGGCATACGAATTCTGGACAGGGTTGAAGTTCTCAAGCTCGGTCTTGTTTTCGCGTGTACACAGCTTTATCGAGGAGTGGTTGTCCAGCTTGCCGATAAAATAGAAGGATACCCACTGATACCTATTAACCTGATTGTATGTGACTTCCTTATGAAAATAAGCATTGTGCGTTAATACGAAAATCTGCCTGATATATGTACCAGAGACTTTGGTATCAACGTAGCTGCCGCTGTTATAGCAGACCTCGATCATCTCACGGACGAGCGCTGCAACGATGAACAGAACGCTGCTGTCCATGCTCGATACCGGGTCATCGATAACCACAACTTTATCCTTGGCTGCACTATCGGCGCTGTCGCTGCCGCGTACAAGGTGATAAAAGTACAGGAAAGCTATGAAATTGCGCTCACCCTCACTCAGGTTTTCGGCAATGTCCCCGTTAGGTCGAACCACCTCATATACATTTGGCACTCCAGCTTTTTCTCGAATGCTAAATCCTTGGAAGCCGGAGTCCCGAAGCATGGCATTGATACTATCAATAGCTGCCTTCGTATTCACGATCTGCCGATTTAGCACATTTATTTCATCTCGCAGCGTCTGGGAAGCGCGGCGACAGGCATCGGCTTTTCTGCCCAAGTCAGCAATGGCATCCTCTAAATTTTTTTTACTGGTTTTGTAGCTTGATACCTCGCACTGCAGAAGGAATGCTATGTATTCCCATACTTTAGTTCTGCACTCAGCTTGTTTTTGCTGTTTCGCATTCACAACGTCATTATTATCCCGAATCTGCCGATTCATCTGAGCAATCAGTGTGTTTATTTCATCGAGAATAACAAGAATGTCATCAAGTGTGACGGCAGATGAAGGCACATTTATTTTGTCCTCAATTTGCTGAAGATTCAGTTTAACGGTTGACCCGAGCTGTGTGAGCTTTGCCTCGTATTCCGCCAGCACGAGCTTGGGAAACGCGTCCTCCATGTTTGCTTTCAAAATACTGTGTATGGACAAAGCCGATTCCCGATAAGCAGTTTTCAACTGTTTCAGGGCATCAATATCTTGCTGGTACTGCGCATCAAAGCAAGCGACGATATTGCTCTCAAAGGTTTCCGGTAACGGTTGCTGGCAATATGGGCACTTCCCGTCGGGGGCTCCAGAAAACAGCTCGTGGCCATGACGCACCCAGTCTGTCGCATTTAATGCTTTGATGAAACTGGCGAAGGGTGTATCACTGCTACTTATAACGGCTTTCCCGAGAAGGGTACAATCGGGAATGCCGCTGCCATCTACGACTTGAAATTCCTTATATGTACGGGCATTGGGGTCGAAAGCCGTTTCGTATAGTGCATCCAATGCGGAAAGGTCATGCTCTACGGCCGAAGCAACGCCCAACACGGCATCGGCAAAAGGCGCTTTGTTTTTTCTTTTCGTCTGGGTCTCAGGAAATTTCTCACGTACGGTTTTAGTCCTGTCCCAACAACTATCCTGAAATGCCGAGAGCAAGGTCCCGCTTTCTGTTTCTTTGCGACCCTTTTCAGCGTTGTGTTCTTTGAACTGACTATCCTGTTCAACTTTCTGCTGGGACTTCTCAGAGACCTGATTCTGTATTTCAATGTTCTGCTCGCTGATGGTAAAAACGCCGGGTAGATTTCCGTAATTTTGGATGTTAGCAGTGATAAACTCCTGATTATATACCAGTACGGAATAGTCTGTAGCCGTTTTCCCCTGCTGCCATATAAGGCCCGCGTTTGCTGCAATCTCCCTCGCTATCGTTGTCTTTCCCGTACCATTTTTACCATAGAAAAAATTGATGAGGGTAGGATTAACAACAGCACCCTCAAAGGTCGCTGTGTTAAGTGTGATTTTCTCAATGGCTGATGTCAATTTAGGTTTCATCGCTGATCCTCCCTTGCCTTTATCCTTTAATCAGGCCTTTTCTGACCCATTCATCCACTTCTGAAATTTTGAACTTGTATTGCTTGCCAGCACGGTAAACCGGAAGTTTGCCTTCTTTTACCCAAGTGCGGATGGTATCCTTGCTCACGCTGAGATGCTCGGCAATATCCTCAAGGTTGACCCATTTTTCTGTCATATCTTTATCGTACTCGTTGTTCATGAATAACCTCCATAATTATTATGCATCATAGTTACTCCGCCACTGATTACGGCGCATACACCGTTATTCCGGCGTCGCGCAGTTCTTCTACTAAATTGACTCGTTTTATCGTCCAGTGTGTTCGATCCAGTTCGTTGAAAGTAGGACGTCCTTCAATAGCAAGCTCGCGCATGAGCTCGTTCAGTCTTTTTTGCAATATGGCGTTTAAGGTCTGGTAGTATATTTTAATCCCGTTATCTTGGACTCGGACATTGGTCACCATACCAAAAAACGCCAGCTGAGTATCGTCGGAACAGGCATAGCGTGTGTTTTCACTGGCAAAAATCGTAGGAAGCGTTTTTATAAACTCAACTGCTTCTGCGTGCAAAGTGTTTACTGCCTTCCCGATATCCGACGATATGCTCTCAGTCAAAGCCCGTTCTTTTGGTACAAGGAAATACCCATCGGAAAAAGCCTTAAATGTTTCACCACCCATGACAAACAGATTATAGTATTCTCTGCACAAGGCGCCTTGTGCAGGAGCGGGTGCTTCTCCTGGATGTCGACCTGTAACAATGACGTTAGTGACACTCGTTCCGTCGTAGTTCTGAACATAAGCAATCTGGGTATTGTTATCTCCAGTCTGAGTTAACTCGACAGGCGTCGGCTGATTCTTTTGCGGCAAATTACCAGAAGAAGCTACTTGTAAATCTTTACCCATATACTCACTCCTTCTTGGTGCCGTAGTAGTTTTCAACATGGCCGATCTGCGTGTTACTGTTTCCGTTCTGGGTGAAGTTGAACACAAACGGGTTATTCACATTTTGCTGCAGAACCTGAGACTGCGGTGCGTCTTGCTCAATTTCAGGCTCAACGGTATCGTTATCTGCGTCGGGATCTGGGTACAGTTCCAAATATAAATCACGCAGTTTTTCTCGAATCCTTATAGTATTGGGCCTTAATTCTTCTCTGAGTCGATCGCCTTCTTCCCACGATTGGTTCCGAAATATGAGCTGGCCGAACCCTTCGTGCAATCTAAGGTAACGATCCGATAAATAGACCGTCAATTCATTAAGAGCCGCAAGTATATTATTTTTAAGTTTCCTCAGATGCGCATCGGCAAAGTCCCTTGACCTAAAACGCCACTTATCATTGTATAGAGAGGCAATTTTGTCAGAGAGATTTATATTGACTAATTCTGCGGAAAAATCCGTATTAATGCAGTATTCAATGATTGGGGTGTAATCCGATTTGAACTCACTCAGGAGTTCCGTATCTTTTAAAGAAACATTTTCTCCTTGAGCTCGGCAATCTTCATCAAGCTCTGAAACTTCACCATCTGATACATCAGGATTCTGACCGGTATGGTATAAAAGCTGTATCGTTCTACCGAGGTTGGCTCCCAATGTTGCCGTGTACTTTCTCTGCCCGCCACCTTGAGCAGGACACCATGCATCGTATGTTTCTTTTCCTATTGTATTTCCGCCATTGCGGAGAACAGCAAAATGCCAAACGCCCAGAAGAAATGGCTGCAGGCAAATATCTGTTACAACGAGCAAATCAGATTTTAATATTGCGGTTCCGTCCTCACATACATAGAAAAGCTGCTCATTTACAATAGAATCATCAAGGTTTATTAGTTCGACGAGTGCTATAACAAGGCGCTCGTCTTTTTTTGTGCTGCCGCCAACATCAATGAAACCATCGACAAATTCTGACATGTCAGCAAGAGCGGTCCTGTATTCAGTTTTCACTCTGGTATCAAAAGCCGTCCTCGCATCTGCATCACCAAATGGGAAATACGTACCACCAGCATTTTTGCAGGTCTTATAGTCAAAGACGTTTCCTTTTATTGTTTTCATCATTGATTCCAGAGGTTCCTGCATGTCCGGCATCATGACCTTTGCCAACGCGATCAGCGTTTTCGGCTCAGATAAGCCATCCGTATTACTCATATAATGCTCTCTTACTCCCATGCGGGGCTTCCTTGCTTGTAAGATCAGAGTAAAGAAGGTTCCGCCACAGAGTCTTTGCTTTTCATTTATTTTCATTGATTGTCCCTCTTGAAAATATCAACTTTACTAACTCTACCAACTATGGTGTACAAGCTTTGCTAACTATTGGATGTCCTTGTGAGAAATCGCAGGGGCATTTTTTCTTTTTCGGGTCTATGTACGACAAATACGGCGGTAAATACAAAGCCAACCAAACCGTACTAAAACATTATATCGCATATTAACCCGAAAAACAATGGAATAAGTGTAAATTTTCATTAATTCTCAGAGTTTTCCCCCTGCGATTGCTCACGCAACTCAAATCACAGGAGGAAATCAAATGAAAAACCAAGCAAATCAGAATCAGGACAAGCAATACAAGGTTTACATACCCCGCCTGAAACAGTGGGTCGAAGTACCGAAGGAACAGTACTACGGCTACTACAGGGACATCTGGGCTACCCGCGACCGCGCTCAGAATCACGGTCAGTGTGTTACCGTCAATAAAAATTCCCCACTTATGGGAAAGATTTTTCCCCACCTAATACAAAAAAATAATCAGCTATTATCTACATTTTTATCAATATATTCCTTTTTGGAGTTTTCTTCTGACATTGAT